CAGTATGCTCAGCTACTCTACACACTCCATCGTGATGAGGCAATCATGAAGGGTTGTCATAGACTTCATGATTGCCCGATTCCAGATGGAAAATGTTGAAGAACCTGCATACCTCGAGGCGTAATAAGCGAAGCTCTTTTGAGGTTTGGATTTGAACCTCAACGATCTTTTCCAACATCGAGGACAAATACAAGTCGTTGTCTGCATCCATCTCTTCTGTCGAAGATCCCGAATCTTCTTCCTTGATACAGTCATCACATAAAAGCTCATCGCCTACGGGAGCTAAGTGTGTTAGCGTGCCAGAAGAAGACAGCCAAATTTGTCAATTTGACGTTCTCAGTCTTACACACAGAGAAGTGTCTTCTTCTTTGAAGTTTCCATTTTATCGATTCGGGGGAACGGGGAAAAAAATAAATACCCTATTCCTGGAATAGGCAGTATAAAAAAGTTTTCGCGTTTTCGGAAATCTCGGAAGAATTCATTCTAAGAAGCTTCGTAGAATGAACAAACGCAAGAGATACGCTTGGGATGTTGCTAAGGCTTATGCAAAACGCAGAAAAACAAATACTGCAAGAAAGCCTAGAATCCAACCTGGATTCACAAGAACTGGAGGCGCTTATGCACGGGCTTACAGAGGTAATCCCTCTAGAGCTTTAACACTGGGAGTACCCGTTGAAAAGAAATATTATGACTCTGCTTGGGGACCTACCACCGTTGCTGGGACTGCTACTATTCATTCTACCTTCTTGGCTATCGCACAAGGAACAACTGAAGTTACCAGAGTGGGTGGTAAAATTAATGTTTGCAACATTAATTTTAGGGGTGAAATACTTGGCTTGAACGATAATTCTGGCGCTCCAGAAGTCGTTCGCATTATATGGTTATGGGATAAACAGTGTAACGGTGCTGCCCCCGTAGCCACTGATATTCTCGCTGCCGATAATATCAACTCTTTCCTCAACATGGACAATACTGACAGATTTCAAGTCATTAAGGATAAGATGTATACTGTCGATGTTTCAGCTTTTGACAATGTATCTGATCTTGCTTTTTCTCACAGCAAAATCATTAAGTTGAACTACAAATGTAGTGTTCCGATCCACTACTCTAGCACAACAGGAGCTATTGCTGAAATCAAATCAAACAATTTGATCTTTCTTGCCATTGCAATTGGAACTAAAGCTGCATACCGAATGCGGGTACGAGTCAAATTTACTGACGCTTGATTTGCTTTTAATAAAGTTTATTTAAAATATGAACACGAGTTAATCTTCGTTCAATCGCTTCTTTTTGTGCTTCGTCGATTTCATCGTTATAAAACGGATTGCTGATATTATGTGTAAACACTTTCGTAATATTGGCTGGTATAGATACGGTCCCATAGCGAACGTTGATCTCCCGATCTAGTTCGCAGTCCAACAAATGGATAATTGCCTCTTTCGGCCAATGAGTAAAACTCATGTCATCAAAGACAATGCCATCATTGTCTGTTGATAACACCTTGAGTTTATCAATGTGAGAACACACAAGTGGATTGTTGAAGTGTGCCAAAACAAAGCTTGTTTTGCCACAATTTGTTGGCCCATAAACTAAAGTAGATCTTTTTTTATCAAAGATCAAAGGAGGATGGTTAAAAGTATCTAGTTGATACTTTTTTTCGAAAGAAGGGACTTTCGCACGCTTCAAGTTTCTTTCGATGGCTTCACCATGTAATAAATAACTATCGGGTTCCCTTTCTTTAACAATATCCATCCCTTCTCGAACTGTTGGTGCGGCAAGCGCATCGCCAAAATTCTTCTTTTTGGCGTTTCTTTTCTGAACGGAAGGAATCTCACCAATTTCAACAAAATTAGCATCTTTACCATAATTAGGACCTTTGACCCCAAGGGCAACCCATTCTTTGTGAGATTGATCGCCTTTCTTACAGTACGCAATATTTTGCTCCACAGTACCATTACATCTTTCCCAATGGGCACGTTGTAGCAACTTTTTCAAGGATGAAATTCGTTGCTCTTTTTTAAAGATCACAAAACCCTGAAAGTGTCTTGTGCCTTCAGAACCAGTCTCTTCTCCTATGATTGCATAGTCGAAAACATCCTCGTCCAAGTGTTCATCTTCTTGAGGATTATTCAAGGTAAAACACCATCGTTTAGCTTTACCACGGTCTGACATCGGATGGGTGGGTGGGCGGGCGGAGGGTAATACTTTTCCTCCGCCCATATAGCCGTTAAAAACGCACGAGTGGTCGCATGTGCGTTTTTGTGAACCCGCACGTGTGTTCGGTGACGCATGTGCGCGCACGTGTGGTCGCATGTGCGTGTCGCATGTGCGTCCGGGGAGCGGGTCGGGAAGGAACAACCCGATAATCATTATTGTTCCTCTGACTTAGTAGCAACAACAGCTGATGAACTATCCAGAGCTGCCAAGGAAATACGCTGAAGATGTGGAGAACAACATGGAGGTGAGGTTGCTCTATGTGATGCTGGAAGGCCGGGGCAAACCTATAGACATGTACAGACATGCAAAGGGGATGCTCAGGGCTGGATACAAGGTGGATCTCAACAACAAAGTCGAAGATGTGTTCTTCGCACACTACTGCTATAAAAGAGCTTACTGTAAAAGATAAATAAAATATTTTTTATTAATTATGCGTCAGTGTAATATGTGGAAAAATAGAAGTCCACATTTGAAATGTTTCGATAAGTTTGAAAAACACAAAATATTCCATTAGATATTGGTGTAAAAAGGTTATTACCATATTTTGATATAAGTGGAATTTCGAAATCAATAACTTCTGTGTGGAGTTTCATTTCAGGAACAAAGAATACATCATATGTTGAATCGTAAACAGGTCTTGCTTTGAGAACGAAAGATTTATCGCTTAAGATTATGAATCGGTCAACATCGAGATCGTTGTAGGGACTAATAGGATTGCTGGGAGAATAAAATATGCTGCCGAGACTAGGTGCAGTGGTCTTACATTGTTTATCAAGAACAATACTGACACGAACCAAATCGCAATGAGGGGGGTTTACATCAGTGATAACAGATCCGGTTGGATTTTCTAATTCGATAGTCCCACATACACGAATTTGGTGAATAGCAATGGATTTTCCAATACGTTGATAAGATTCTGTTCCAGGAACGATATTGATAAAGTTATATACTTCTCCAAAAGCACTGATAAGATTGTAGAATCTATGATCATGATATACTTTGATTTCATAAGCTTCCTTTTCATCGTCATAAGGAACAAGACGAAGATCTTGGGTGACTGGTTCTGCCATCGGCGGGAACTAAAGTTACTCCGAATCGGAGTAATCGTGCCGAATACGATTCCCGCCTCGACTCAGAATACCTAACCACCTCGACGGATACGTCGAGTGTGGGGACTGGCGCTAAGGCGCCAGTCCCCGCATCATACGGTTTGAAGTACTCCGGAGGACACCTAACCTGAACAGTGCGTAGCACTATGTGATTAACTAGTTTCGCCCTCCTATAGGTGAAGGAACCATACCCGTAGTTGGTTCGGGGGCCGGCGAGGATTGGCGCTGCGCGCCAATCCTCTTCGGCCCCCTCCCGCGGCCCGTCGAAGGAAAACACGCCTAGGCCTTTGTGTTAAGGAGACGGTCCTCGATCGGACCTGTGTCACGGAGAATATTGTAAAAAGAGTTTATTTTTCTATTTTCTATTACTTTTAACAAAGGAAGTTACATGTGAATCTGTTCTTTCAATGGCAGGGCGAGGTCTTTGATAAGGGGATCCCACATCACGTTTGGAAATACTGAGTTTAGCAACCTAAAATATCAGTATGCTCAGCTACTCTACACACTCCATCGTGATGAGGCAATCATGAAGGGTTGTCATAGACTTCATGATTGCCCGATTCCAGATGGAAAATGTTGAAG